CGGAACCGACCGACGCGAGCGCCGCGAGGATGGCGGTCAGCACGGCTCCGCCCTCCCGAGCGGCATCACGACCGACACCTCGACGGGGCGGAACCCGGCGCGCTGGAGCACGGGCTGGACGGCATCGTTCGCGAGGAGATACCCACCGCGGTACGCATCGAATCCGCGCGCGGCGAGCTCGCGAGCCATGCCCGCGTAGAGCGCGAGCGCGTGGCCCTGCTTCCGGTGCGATTGCGTGACGTAGGTGCCAACGCCGATCGCCAGCCGCTCGTCTGCCGAGTCGTACGGAAGCTCGCCGGGGATCGCGAGTGACGCGCCCACCACGTCGCCAGCAACCTCGGCCACGACGCAGATGCCGGAATCGAAGCACGAAGCGAGCCACTGATTCGTCAGCAAGCCGGGGCGGATCGCACTGCCGTACTGGATCAGCGACAGCACGAGCGCCTGCATCAGCGAGAGAACCGCCGCGCGGTCATCGGGTGTGGCGAGGCGGATCACTTCATGACCCCGCCTAGAATCCCGCCAACGATGTCCACCCAGTTGAGATCCTTGCTCGACGAGCTGGACTGTCCGGGCCTCTGCGCTGCGGGGCTCCCGTAGATCGCACCGAGGAGCTGGTTCAGCCGGTCGTAGGGCGCCTGGTACTGGCGGTACGCCTCTTCCTGCTGGAGCCCAACGTCCTCTTCCAGCGACCGGCCCGCGTACTCGCCCGTGGCGAGAACCTGCGGCGCCATCCCGAGGTAGCTCCCCATGCGATCGCGCTCGGCCTGCCAGTTGGCATCTCGGTACGCCGCCGAGACGCCGGTCGTGGCATCGGCGAGCGACGCCGCCCACTGCCCTCCGCCGAAGCGACCGGAGCCGCCGTACTGAGAGCCGACGTTGCTCTGCGCATCGCCCTGCGCACGCCGGATCACTTCGTCGAGGTAGGGCGAGCCGGAGAGGTACTCCCCGCGCATCGTTCGCCCGTACTCGAGCACGCTCGGGTCGGCGATCTCGCTCTGCGCCTGGCCGGTGAGGAAGCGCTGCCGCTGCGGGTCCATGCCGGCGTAGAGGGAGGGCGGCGGTCCCATCGTGTTGTAGAGGTTGCGAGCCTCCGCGATGCCGTACTGCATCTCCGGCTTCAGCCACTTCGGAAACGCCGTGCGGGATTCGGTGTTCGCTCCGCCGCCGCTCATGCGAGCTCCTTGCCGAGCGTCGTGTGCAACGGCTCGTAGTGGAGCCGGCCGAGAACGCGCTCCCAACCGGTACGCCCAGACAGCTCGACCCAGCGGCATCCCTCGCTCTTCGCCCACCGCTCCAGCTCGAAGATTCGATCGATCCAGCGATGCGCGTCGCGCCCGCCGAGCATGACGATGTTCAGCGCCTTCCCCTGCCGGTGCTGCGCGAACTCCGTCACGATGGCCGCGAGCACGCGATGGCTGGCCGTCTCGACGATCAGGAAGAGCTGCATCGCGCCGGTCGAGATCAGGTCGCGCACGTCAGCGGCAGTGATGCGTCCCTGCGTTCGCGAGATCGCAGGCTCGATCATCTTCACGCAGGCGTCGAACCACTTCGGCGCGTCGTCGGTGAAGACCACCACGAGCTGCACGGAATCGTCGGCCACTTCCTTGCGGAGCGCGTGCAGCGGCAGGTAGCTCATCCGAACACCCCGTAGACGAACGTGCGAGCAGACACCGATGCGGTGTGCGTAAGAACAGCCGAGCCGTTCGTCGGAACGATCTGGATGCCGAGCCCATGCTCGGTCGCCGCCGCTGCGTTCGTCGGCATGAGAACGATCAGGCTCTGCGCCGTGATGATCTGGCTCGTGATCGTGGTCGTCGTCGCTACGCCATCCGCGACGAGTGTCACGTCCCCGATGCAGTTGAGCTTGCCCTTGAGCGCCGCGCGCAGCGCGATCCGGTCCCGAACGTCGTCACCCGGCGTCGGCTGCTCGGGCGGGAGAGGTGTCACGGTGCGTTCCGCCATCAGCGCATCCCGTGCTGAACGAAGTCAGCCGAAACACCATGCACCTGGCCGTAGTCGCCGAAGATCAGCAGGCGCAATGCGTGATAGCGGCCTGACCGGAGGCCAACGCACTTTCCATCTGCGTCTTCGGTAGAGAACTGAGTGGCGGTGTGCGCATCACGAACCCGGAACCGGCTCTTGACGAACGGAATCATGCTGGTGCCGGCGCGGTGGTACAGCGGGCGAAGTGCTCTCACCATCGCGACGCCGCCAGGCGACAGCTCGAAGTCTCCCGTTTCGAGCACAGCGCCACCGGGCTCGCCCGTGATGATGGAAAGCTCGTGCGTGGTGGTGAACATCGAGAGCTGCCGCTCGATGCCGCCCGTGATCGTGTCGAGGTCTGTCGCCCCGTAGGTGGTATCGAGGTTGCCTGCTGCGTACGGGGCTGCATCGAGCGACGCTCCCGACTGGAGCGCTTCGATGATCCATTCGGCCGCGATCTGCACGGTCGAGAAGCGATCAGCGGACCAGTTGTAGAGGAGAATCGCGTTCATCGCGTCGCCCGTGGCGGTGCCGTTCATGAACGCCCAGCCGATCACGGGGAGACGAGGATGCACGAACGTCGAAACGCGCTCGGCACGAGACAGGTTGAGCGCATCTCGGAGCCACTGATCGACACGCCCCGTCCCGAACGGCTCGCTCGGGCCTCCGGAGGTGCGGCGGAGGCCGGTCTCCGAGATGAAATACGTGACGCCGCCGAGCCGAATCGAGCTCCCAGGAATCAGGCAACCGACATTCCCGTCGATCTGAGTGAATCGGAAGAAGACGTCCCCACCCTCATAGTCCATGCGCCAGGCCGACCGCTCTTTGAAGACGATCCCGTAGTCAGCGCCGCCCACGAGGTCAGTGATCTGGCCGCCATCGTCCACGATCGGCTGCCAGTCGCTCTGCACAGCAGCCGCAGCGGCCGTGCCCGTAGTCGGCCAGGAATTCGCAAGCCCCTGGCCGCCCCAGTGAACTCCGTCCTCCCGCGTTCCGTAGATCGCAGCATGAACTCCTTGACCCACGAGGTTCGCAAAGACCACGAACTCTCTGACCACAGCAACATGCTTCGCGCGCGGTGCATCGGCGTGCAGGAGAGCAAAGTCTGTGGAGGCGCCGAACTGATAGCGCTGCGGGGCGTCGTCGTAGTCCGTCGCGACGAGATCCTCTCCGAAGAGCGTGAACTCCCAGCGCTTCGTAGCGGCGTAGGCGCCGCCAACCGTTCGTGTCACGTCGTCGAAGCTTCCCGTCGTCGCAAGCCAGAGCTTGGCCGTTGTCCCAGCCACAACGAAGTCGGTCCCCTGCCGAGTTCGGCCCGAAGACGCACCGCGGCAGAACGTGTCGAGAGCGCCGCGGTTGGACACCTGCGAATTCGGCCAAAGGTCATAGCCACACTCATTGGGAATCACGTTCAACGCAACCCGAAGGGCCGGCGCCGATTGCTGCGGCTGATCGGGCAGCCATTCGCCGAACTCGATGGGTGCAGACCACGCCATCACGCAGTCCTCGCGCGCTGGCCCATGCCCTTCGCCTTCAGCCGTCGGTCGTTTCCGTTGAGCTGGAGCACGGAGGAATCGGCACGCGACTTCCACGATTCCATCCGCGGCTCGTCCATCAGGAAGGCGTTCGCCTCGGAGAGAGACAAGAACAGGTACGCATCCGGCGCCTTCGCGAGCAGCCAGTTCGTCGGCGCTGCGTCGCTGAGCGCAGGAATCTCGGCGTAGTAGCGGAGCTCGTAGTCCATTCCCGGCGCTGTCGGTACAGGACCGACGTAGATCAGACCCTCGGAGACCGTCACGAATCGAGGCGTCCCCGTGCTCGTCACGTCGTCGAGCACGAAGAACGTCTCAGGTGCTCGGTACTCGGCCGCGACGCGAGGCGTTCCGAGGAAGGTGAGCGATGCGATCTCGAGGAACCCATCGGGCAACACGAACGAACCCGCGGCGAGCGTCCACGCCTCTACCTTGACCATCTGCTGAACGCGCAGCTCTCGGCTGAGACGCGCCTCGGCCAGCCGGATCAGGTCGGGGATCGTCGCCGTCAGGTCCGATCGATTCAGCCACGACGCAATGGCCGCCTTGAGCTCCGTGTAGTTCGTGAGCGCCACGGCCCGGCGCTCCTAGATCCGGCCCGGCGCAGTCCGCAGCCCCTCGAACTCGGCCGAGTTGAGCCGACCGCGGGCGTTCGCGATGAAATCGGGGTCCGTGAACCTGAGCCCCTCCTTCCACCACTGCTCGAGCAGGATCAGCGGGATGGACGCCACGCGATACCAGCACTCGAGACCGTTGTGGTGGAGCCGGCTCGACGAACGCGGGGCGTTCAGGAGCTTCCGGTTCTGCTCGAGGATCGGCTCGACGTCCTGCTGGGCAGCGAAGATCACGCCTCCGGTATGCGGGTCGCGCACGATCTTGCGGACGATCTCGCTCATGCCGTACCGCCACCCTTCACGAGCGCCAGCTGGATCGTGCCGGTGATGGGCCCCGTCGCGATCGTGAACGCGACGCGGAAGAGAACGCCGAGCGGCCCTGGGATCTGAATGGCGCGCGCGCCAGCCACGCCCAGCGCACCGCTGCTGTACGCCGTGGCGCCAGCACCGCCGTAGACCGGATACCACGTCGTGCCATCGTCCGGGGAGAGCTGCGGAACGAGGGTGATCGAACCGGCCGTGACCGTCGTGAAGTTGGCGAGGATCACGACGGAATCCCATTCCTCGAGGCGCACCGCATCGGTTACGCCGCTCGTGTCGAGCGCCGCGAGCGTCGCCACGAGAATGGCGCGCGGTGTCTTCCTGCGCTTCACGCGAGAGTCCCTCCGAGGATGGCCGCGCGCCAGCGAACGGTGGGGTTGGGCGAGCGCGCGGCCCCTCTCACGGTCAGCTCAGATCGGCGACGGTCAGGAGCGCTGCCTCGTTGAGCACCTTGAGCGTGCCCTCCCACAGCAGCATCTTCTTCTCCGCGTCGCCGGTCTTCGCGAGCGACATGACTTGGAACGAGCGCAGCGTCGCCAGCTCTAAGTACTCGAAGTCCACGCCGAACACCTCGCGATCCCGCGAAGAGGTCTGCCGGATGTGGCGCTCGGGCAGCACCATCAGGTCGCCGAAGTTGCTGGCGTACACGTCCGCCCGGCCGACGATGGTCTTGTCCTTGGCCTCGTGGAACACGGTCCCGGCCACGCCGTCGAAGCCGGAGAACACCGACCGCTGCACGGGCCCGCAGAGGAGCTTCATGCCTTCGATCTGCGCCCCGTTCGTCCAGCCGGTCTGGATCGCGTAGTCGAGCTGCGCCTGCGCGAACGCGCGCACGGTGCCGTCCGTCGCCGCGATCACCGTCGTCCCGTTCCAGCCGCCCGGAACGCCGTCGGTTGCACCGTCGGAGCGCGCGAGCGCCGTCGCCGTCCCCGTCGGCGCGTTCGTCGCGATCCAGGCCGGGAGGCCCGCCATCACGCCCGCCGTGGTGGCGTTGCGGTTCACGATCGCGG